GTTGGTTTCCCTCAAGGAGAAGGAACTTCAGATCAAGGCGCAGTCGGAGCAGTCTGATGCGCAGATCGACCAAGCCAAGCTTAAGTTGGATGAGCAGAACCAGAAGATGCGTTCTGAGCAGTTCGACCAGAGGCTGGCCAGTCAGGAAAAGCAGACCGGGGCCCGCATTCAGTCTGCAATGGAACGAGAGATTCTTAAACAGAGACAATAGGAGAGTATTATGGCTGGTGTAAAAATTGTGACGAACACTCCGGGCCCGGCACCCAAGGCTGTTGGCTATGCTGACATCAAGGGTCAGGGGCGCATTCCTTATGGCAAGACGGCCACCGCGCCGATGGCGGGAGACAAGTTGTACAAAATGACGGTCCGCGGTGCGGGTGCAGCCCGTAAGGGCAAAGGCTTCATGGGTTGTTAAGCTGTGGGTAAGTAGAACCCGGCGAACACCCCCAACTTCAGTGCCGCTAAAAGTGATGCAAAGCAAGAAAATGAGTTTTGTCGAGGCGAAGACTAATGCGGTCGTCGGGCTGCTGGTGTCTTGGCTGTTCACCTTTTTGTGCTTGCCGCTGTTTGGGCTTGAGCCGTCGCTGATCGACGCGACGTGGATCACCGCTTGTTACTTCGTTTTGTCGCTGGCGCGTTCTTATGTTCTGCGCCGCTTGTTTGTTGCGTTGAGTGAATGATCGCTATTGGAAAAATAACCTAGTGACAGCGCTTATGTGACATGCTACGAGACAATGTGATTGTATCCGGTTAGCTACGAGGAAACATGTAGATGGATGAGATTTTTTTCTCGGAGGCCACGTTTAAGGTTATCAGGGAAAGAAGGGAAACCCTGCTCGACGTTCTTCAGTACAATAACGTGAAGGACATGGAGCATTATCGTGAAGTCATGGGCAATTTAGACGCTCTGGGTCACGTGGAACAGGAACTCAAGGGCCTGCTAGACAAACAGGAGCAAAGCATTGACTAAAGTCGAAAAGGTAGACCTTGCTGCGGCCAAAAAAGGCGCAGAGGGTCTTGCTTCTCTATATGGAGAGCAAAAAGAGACGTTTTTAAACCCCGAATCTATCGGGGAATCCCTCCTAGGCCGGATGCCCAGCCCCACGGGTTGGCGCATTCTGATCCTCCCTTACCGGGGGAAGGGCAAAACAGAGGGCGGCATCCTTCTTCCAGACCAAGCGGTTGAGGAACAGAGCGTGTCCACTCAGGTGGGTTATGTTCTGAAGGTGGGACCTTTGGCATACAACGATCCCGAGAAATTCCCCACCGGTGCGTGGTGCGCGGAAAAAGACTGGGTGATGTTTGCCCGTTATGCGGGTTCGAGGTTCCGAATTGATGGTGGGGAGGTTCGTCTTTTGAATGATGACGAAGTTCTGGCCAAGATTCAGGCACCTGAAGACATTTTGCATTTCTAGGGGATTATTATGACGGACGAAAGCGTAATTGAAGACGAAGTTGTTGAAGTGGACGTGCCTGAAGAGGCCCCAGCGGGGGACGATTTGGAGGTCCTTGAGGTCTCTGAAGGTTCTGAGGACACGGACGACCGGTTCAATAAGGCGGAAAGCGCGGTACAGAAGCGTATTGACCGCCTGACCAAGAAGATGCGCTCTGCCGAGCGGGATCGCGAGGAAGCGCTCAACTATGCCAAGCAGGTCCAGCAGGAATCTGCCAATCTTCGCACTCGCATGGAAGCGTTGGACACCAGCTACGTCGCGGAATACAGCACTCGCGTTGAGACCCAGATGGGGACCGCCGAGCAGGAATTGGCGAGGGCTATCGACATTGGCGACACGAACGGCGTCGTTGAGGCGCAGCGAAAGATTACTTCGCTGGCTATTGAGAACGACCGTGCCAAGCAAGTCCAACTTCAGCAGAACCGTGTTCGTGCGGAGGCTCCGCAGCAGGCCCAGCAGCAGGCCCAGCAGCAGGCCCAGCAGCAGCAGGCCAAACGACCCGACCCCCAAGCCGAACAATGGGCTTCTCGCAACAGTTGGTTTGGCTCAGACGAGGCTATGACTTATGCCGCCTTTGGTTTGCATAAGAAATTGGTGGAAGAAGAGGGGTTTGACCCCAGAGGCGAAGATTACTATAATGAGCTTGATAAGCGCATGGTGGACGAGTTCCCCCATAAGCTTAAATCGAACGGTGGAAGCCGACGGCCCGCACAGACCGTCGCTTCTGTATCCCGCGGAAGTTCTGGGCGCAGTGGTAGAAAGGTTAGACTCACCCCTAGCCAAGTCGCGATAGCGAAGAAGTTGGGTGTGCCGATTGAAGAATACGCGAAATACGTGAAGGAGGCTTAAGCTTATGTCTGATTTGGAAAACAACGAAGTTGGAAACGACGAAGTTGGAAACAACGAAGAAGTTCATAAGCCGGTAAAGCGAGCCTCCCGCACGCGACAGACTCGGAGTTCTACGGAACGGCGTAAGCCGTGGGCTCCACCGTCCATGTTGGACGCACCGCCCGCCCCGGACGGTTACAAGCATCGCTGGATTCGAGCGGAAACGCGAGGTTTTGATGATCGAAAGAACATCAGCGCCAAGCTCCGCGAGGGCTGGGAACTTGTTCGTCAGGATGAATACCCGGAGTTTGAAGCTCCGACTATTGAATCGGGTAAATACGAAGGTGTGTTTGGTGTGGGTGGTTTGCTTCTCGCCCGTATGCCGGATGAGACGATTGCAGAGCGGAACGAATACTTCCGAGGCCGAAGCGCTGACCAAATGCAAGCCGTTGACTCTGACATGATGCGTGAGAACGCACATTCATCGATGACGATCAGCAAGCCTGATCGTCAATCTCGTGTAACCTTTGGCGGCCCACGCGAAAAAACGTGACCGTCCTCATAGGAGAAAACTATCATGGCAAATGAAAGCACTGCCTACGGTCTTCGTCCTATTGGGCTAGTTGGAAGCGCTGTTAACTCCACTGGAGTGACGCAGTATGAAATTGCTTCTGACAACACCGATGCTATCTTCCAGTACGGTATCTGCGTTCCGCTTGCCGCGGGCGTTATTACTTTTGCTGGTGCTACAGATGGGGGTACTACCCCAGCACTCGGTGTCCTGATGGGCGTTGAATATCAAGACTCGGTTTCAAAAAAGCCGATCTTCCTTAACTACTGGCCCGGTTCGGGCAGCGTAAGCGTTGACACCAACTATCCGGTGAAGGCGTTTGTTGCTGACAACCCGAATCAGCTTTTCAAGGTCGCTTCCGACGCAACCCTGACCGACCGAGCAACGGGTTTGGCGACGGTATTCGCTAATGCTTCGCTTGGTACGTCTGCCCGCACGGGTAGCACGGACACGGGTTCGTCCAACAGCGCTCTTGGCGTTTCTACGGTTGCAACCACGGCTACTCTGCCGCTTCGTATTGTTGGTATCCTCGATGACGAGGCAAACAGCGACTACACGGCTGCGGGTATTCCGTTGATTGTTCGTCTAAACGCTCACTTCAACGCCAACGCTGGTGGGTTTGCTTCGCAGACCACCGCGCTGACAACCGGCATTTAGGGAGGTTTAGATATGGCTATTTCTCGCGCACAGCTTGCGAAAGAACTAGAACCCGGCCTGAATGCTTTGTTCGGGTTGGAGTACAGTCGATACGAGAGCGAGCATTCTGAAATCTTTGAGGAGGAGTCTTCGGACCGCGCCTTTGAGGAAGAAGTGATGCTCGGTGGTTTCGGTTCTGCGCCGACCAAAGGTGAAGGCACCGCCATCAGCTTTGACGACGCACAAGAGACCTACACTGCTCGGTACCAGCATGAGACCATTGCGCTGGCCTTCTCCCTCACGGAGGAAGCCATCGAAGACAATCTTTATGATCGTCTGGCCTCACGCTACACCAAGGCTCTGGCACGTTCGATGTCCCAGACCAAGCAGATCAAGGCGGCTGCTGTTCTCAACAACGCTTTTGATACGGCTAACCCGGTTGGTGACGGAGCGGCGCTTTGCTCCTCTGCTCATCCCAGTCTGTCGGGTAACCAGCGCAACCAGCTTACTACTGCGGCGGACCTCAATGAGACCTCGCTGGAGCAGATGCTGATTGATATCGCTGGTCTTACGGACGAGCGTGGTCTGAAGATCGCGGTTCGTGGCATGAAGCTCCTCATTCCGAAAGAGCTTCAGTTCATTGCAGAGCGTGTCATCAACTCGAACCTTCGTTCGGGCACTGCTGACAACGACACGAATGCAGTGAAGTCGATGGGCATGCTTCCGGAAGGTGCGGTGGTCAACCACTATCTCACCGATACGGATGCGTTCTTCATCAAGACGGACGCACCGAACGGCTTCAAGCACTTCAATCGCGCTGCGATTAAAACCGGTATGGAAGGCGACTTCGACACCGGCAACATGCGGTTCAAAGCCCGGGAGCGTTACAGCTTCGGTGTTTCGGACTGGCGTTGCGTGTTTGGTACGGCGGGCGCTGCGTAAGCCCCTGCTTCCAAGAAAAATGAAGAGGGCGGCTTTCGGGTCGCCCTTTTTTTGTGCCGATATTTAGTTGGCGCTGCGCCGTTTTCTCCCGTAAAGTGTCCCCGCACTCGAATGTGGCCACCAATCAAGGTGGTCATGGTCAAAAAAAGGAGACTGTTCGATGCCTACTCATTTTCTTAGCGGCGTTTCAAACGTGGCCAACGGTAACCCTCTTTTCGAATACGGGGCTTTGGACCCGACCAAGTACCACGTGTACTGGGATGATTTCGACACCACGCCCATCGCGGCGCAGTGGACCATCACAGCCACGTCCGCTGGCACGGGCACTTCAGCCATCACTGTTCCGGATGCGGACGGCGGCCTTGCTCGCATCACGACGGCTGCCAACGAAAACGACGGCATCTTTGCGGAGTGGATCAGCGAGACCTTCAAGCTCGAAGACGGCAAGGAAACCTTCCTGAAGACCCGCATCTCGGTTGGCGACGCCATCCAGAGTGATTGGATTGTTGGCCTGCACTCCTCAGACACCACACCGCAGGACGCCACATTGCGCTTCCTGTTCGAAAGCGTCGATGGGTCGGCAGCGGTGTATTTCAACAACGACGACAACACCACAGACACGGACAGCGGGACCATCCTGACGATGGAAGACGACACGTTCGTCACTCTGGCGGCATACTGGGACGGCGTCAGCAAAATCAAGGTGTACGGGAACGACAACCTCATCCAGACCCTGACCGACATGGATGTCCCGGGCGCGGAGATGGCGGTTGGCTTCGGCTACATAAACGGTGCCGCAGGTGCTGAAACCGCGGACGTGGATTACATTTTTGTCGCAAAAGAACGCTAGAAGAAATAGTGGGGGTGTAAAAACCCCCACTAATTTCAGTAAAGGAGAAGTTAAATGGCTTCGGATATTCTCTCGTCGTTTATAAGCGCCGCCGCAGCAGACACCGATGGGGTGTCTGCGGTTGCGGCTGTAGCTAACAACGCTAATTTGGTCCTTGGTGGCGCGTTGGCCTCTGGCGGTGCGGTTACGTTTGATGAACCCCGAAATATTACTATTCTTAGCTCTGCTGATGATTCTGGTATATCGTTTAACGTAACGGGTACGGACGAAACAGGTGCGGCGGTTGTCGTAAACGTCGCGGGCGCTGATACGGGTACTACTACGGGATCAACCTTTTTTAGTACCATCACTCAAATAGCTGCCGTAGGGGACCCTGCGGGTAACGTAAGTGTTGGTTCGGGAACTTCTATCGCGGCAAGAATTTCTGCGGGAAGGCTGCGTTTACGAGGCCTTTATGCGGTAAACACCGCTACTGCGGGAACGGTGAGCTTCCGTCAAGAGTCTGGTACGGGCACAGCGCGTATGCAGTTTAATACGGTGGCCTCCGCAAACACCACGCAGTATCCGGACATCCCGGATGACGGTATCCTGTTTCCCGGTGGGGGATACGTAACTTACACCCAAACCACACTGTCTTCTATGACAGTTTTCTACGAAGGTTAATCTTGGCTACTACAGAAGATGTTAAAAAAACACCTTCCGGTAGGGTGCAGGCCTTTGCTGGTTTGAACAAGGCCAAAGAAAAGCTCTGTTCTTGCCAAGTGGGCTGGGAAAAGCTCTGTTCTTGCCAAGAAAAGCGCGGCGGAGCGGTTTGAAATAGAAAGTGACGTAATTAATGGCGATTTCAGGAAGCACAGATTTTGAGCTAGACGTTTCCGACTACATTGAGGAAGCGTTTGAGCGGTGCGGTCTGGAGGTTCGGACCGGATACGATCTTAAGACGGCCAAGCGGTCGCTTAACTTGATGCTCGCGGAGTGGGCAAACAGGGGGTTGAACTCTTGGACAATTGCCCAGCGATCTCAAGCACTTACGGAGTCGGATGGGGAATATAATTTGGGGACGGATGTTATCGACATCCTGTCTCTTGTGCTTCGTAGGGACGGCACGGACTATTCCCTAGAGCGCTTAAGCCGCACGGGGTATCTGACTATTCCAACGAAAACAACCACAGGTCGCCCCTCTCAGTTCTTTTTGGACCGGCAACTCACCCCAAACCTGAAGGTGTGGCCCATCCCGGAAAACAGCACGGACGTAATATACTACGACGCTTTGACGCGCATGGATGACGCGGACACTTTCACGAACACGATGGATGTCCCGTTTCGACTTTATCCCTGTCTCGCGGCGGGGTTGGCCTACTATATTGCCATGAAACGTGCTCCGCAGCGCATTCAGGTTCTTAAAGCTGTTTACGACGAGGAGCTACAGCGGGCTTTTGAGGAAGACAGGGACCGGGCGTCCTTCAATGTTGAACCTTACGTTGCGTATAGATAGGGGCGGAGATGGCCAAGTTTGCAACAGGTAAAAACTCCTACGCCATCTCGGATCGCTCCGGGCAACGCTACCGCTACCGCGATATGCGCGAGGAGTGGAACGGTCTTAGGGTGGGACCGGACGAGTATGAACCAAAGCACCCGCAGCTAAGGCCGCTCCGCGCGGTTTCGGACCCGCAGGCGCTTAGAAACGCCCGCCCGGACAGGGTAGAGCCCTTGGTGGTTCCCGTGGGAGGGGGCGGTTTTCCCGACAGGGGCATTGATACGCACCTCGTTTCTAACGTGGGCTTTGTGCTAGTGGTGACAGAATGACCTACACATATGCTGAATTAAAACAAGCCATACAAGATTACACGGAGAATGACGAAACGACCTTCGTTAACAATCTTGATAACTTTATCAAAAACACCGAAGAGCGTATCCTTAAGGGGGTACAGCTTACTGTTTTTAGGAGAAATGCTACGGGGACAACCAGTTCGGGGAACCAATATTTGGCGGCCCCCTCTGATTTTTTGGCTCCGTATTCCTTATCAATTTTGAACGGGTCGAACAAAGAGTTCCTTCTTTACAAGGACGTTAACTTCCTACAGTCGTACAGCCCTAACTCCAGCACAACGGGGCTCCCTAAGTATTACGGTTACTTCGACGTAAACAATTTTATCTTGGCCCCTACGCCGGATGCAGCCTACACCGCTGAAGTACATTACCTTTATCGACCACCTAGCCTAACGGCGCAGGCAACCACGGGAACCACGTGGTTAAGCGAGAATGCCCCAGTAACCCTTCTGTACGGCAGCCTTGTAGAAGCGTATACGTTTATGAAGGGCGAACCGGACATTATCCAGAACTACACCCAGCAGTTTGTGAACAGCTTTGGCCAGCTTAAAAACTACGGGGAATCTATAGAAGACACGGATGCGTATCGCACCGGTCTTATCTCACGGGATAAGGTTTAATGCTTGAACTTAAGCTAGATATCCCAGAAGAACCTATGGTTACCGTTAAAACAACGGAACACAGGGGCTTTACCCCGGACGAGGTGGCGGAACGGTGTGTGGAAAAACTCATATCTGTTTCGGATACGGCTCATCCTGCTCTTCGCGATCAAGCCCATGCTTTCCAGCACCATATGGAAAAGGTGGTGGCTTTCTATATGCGAGAAGCTATAAAAAGTGATAGGATTACAACGTACAACGCTTTGTGCAACGCAGGCCACCCAAAATTGGCCGACGCTATAAGGAGACTATAATGGCAATTACTCAGGCCATGTGTACCTCGTTCAAAAAAGAATTGATGACGGGCACGCATAATTTCACCGCTTCCTCCGGTAACACGTTTAAGCTAGCCCTTTACACCAGTTCAGCTACGTTGTCTGCCGCCACGACCGCGTACTCGTCTACAAACGAGGCTAGCGGTACAAACTACACGGCGGCGGGAGCGGCGCTTACTTCGGTAACACCCGTTACAAGCGGAACGACGGCTTTTGGGGACTTTGCAGACCTAACCTTTGCCAATGCCACGGTTACCGCAAACGGAGCGTTGATTTACAACGACAGCGCGTCGGGGGACCCCGCGGTGGTGGTTTTGGCCTTTGGCGGGGACAAAACATCCACAGCGGGCGCTTTTACTATTCAGTTTCCAGCAGCAGATGCCAGCAACGCAATCATCCGCATTGCTTAGTTAAGGAACCGGTCCCGTGGCGAACATAAACGGTTGGGGTCGCGGTACGTGGAATGAAGGCGCGTGGAGTACACTCCTCCCCGTACCGGTAACCGGCTTGGCAGGCACCGGGGGTTTAGGCTCAGTAACGGCAACTGCGGCAGCAGATGTGGCCGTAACCGGCTTGGCAGCCACCGGGGGTTTAAGCTCAGTAACGGTAACTGCGGCAGCAGATGTGGCCGTAACGGGCCCCGCAGGAACCGGTGTTGTTGGCACGGTATTACCTGTTTCCAACAACACGCTTTCCGTAACCGGCTTGGCAGCCACCGGGGGTTTAAGCTCAGTAACGGTAACTGCGGCAGCAGATGTGCCCGTCACGGGCTTGGCAGGCACCGGTGTTACCGGTAACGTGTTAGTTTGGAGCGAAATAAACCCTGACCAAAATCCGTCTTGGGCAGGGACAACACCTAATCAAACCCCCGAGTGGACCGAAATAGCAGCGTAAGGACACAAAATGGTAAGCACATATGTGAACAACCTCCGCTTGGAGGAAATGGAAAGTGGCGCAAACTCAGGAACGTGGGGAACAAAAACCAACGTAAACCTTGAGCTTGTGGGCCAAGCGCTCGGCTACGGCACTAGAGCAATTGCTAATGCTAGCACCGACAACATCACGATTGCTGATGGTGTTTCCGATGCGGACCGGAGCATGTACCTAAAGCTGACGGGTGGTGGTCAAGCCTGCACAATAACCTTGTTGCCCAATACAAGCTCAAAAATGTGGGTAATGGAGAACGCTACAAGTGCCGCACTAACCTTTACACAAGGCACCGGGGCAAATGTGGTTATAGCTGCGGGCCAAACAAAAATGATTTTTGCAGACGGCCTCGGCTCGGGAGCCGTGGTTCATGAACTTGGCGCACTTACATTAAATGGCGATGTAACTACGGCGGGCACTTTTAACGCTTTAGGAGACACTTCCGCTGGAGATAATGCAGCCATTGGTTACACCACCGCAGAAGGTCTGATCTTAACCGGTCAGGGCAGCACTTCAGACATTACATTAAAGAACGACGCGGATGCGGTTGTCTTCACAGTTCCAACGGGCACTGACGACATTTTGTTCCCGGACGACGCCAAAGCACTGTGGGGTGCTGGTAGTGACCTTCAGATTTATCACAACGGTACCAACAGTATTGTTGGTGATTTCGGTACAGGCGACTTACTGATATATGGGACTGACGATGTTTTTATTCGCGGCAGTTCCACAAGCAACTACATGGCTCGTTTTGCAGAGGAAGGCGCTGTTACCCTCTACTACAATAACGCCTCCAAATTCGCTACCACTACTGGTGGCGTGGATGTTACTGGAACGATTGTTGGTGACGGCCTAACGCTAACGACAGGCGCTACGGTTACGACCGTCCTTGACGAAGATGACATGGCATCGAACAGTGCTACATCACTGGCCACCCAACAGTCCATCAAAGCCTACGTCGATGCACACACTAGCCCGCAATCGTGGTCCGGCATTCTTCTGCTCCCTGCAGACCAGACCTACAAGTTGGTTATTAAGTGTCCGTTCGCCGGAGTTATAAACTCGGTCACGACGATGTGCGCCTCTGGCAGTGCGACCGCGACATTTAAAATCAACACCACGGCACTGGGTGGGACGGCAAACGCTATCTCAACATCTGAGCAATCTCAGGCGCACTCCAGCAGTAAC